TACTCCTTGGTCGATCTCATCCCCATGAGGCCCGACAACTTGTTCTTTTGGTGTGTCGAATACAGGTAACCCATAAGAATCAATGAATCCCTCGTAGTTCCATTCCATAGGTATGAACAAACTATATAATCCCGAGCGAGTCTGTCCATTGGCGTTTCTTTTTGTAACATCTGAACTATTATATAATTTCTTAAAATTTTCTCCTCCTTTGTCTAAAGCGTTTGATGTTGATCCCATCATACACTTACCTATTACTCTACTACCTAATCTAAGGGTGGTTTTCGTAACACGCCAGTTGTTGAGGATGTTGTTCGGCCTTTCCCACTTCCCCGATTCATCGTGGACGAGGAGTTTAAGTTTCTCCCCATCATAGGCGTTGTCGCCGGTGTTCTTCCAATCGATGGTCGTATCCAATCCTTCAAGCGTTTCTCTTCCGGATCTATCCTTCGAATCGAGTCCCCTCCTGGTAAATTTCGAGGCCGGGACCCTATACGCGAGTTCGGTCTTCGGGCGGTCCATTCCGTCTTGTATTGGTTTGAAGAAGAATGGATAATTAACAGAGATTGGTACCACCTTGTCAGTGAACATCTTCTTAGCATCCTGTCCAGATTTGGACAATACACCGAACCGTGAATCCGAGGATATTGTTGCAAGATTAACAATTTCAGCTGATGACATGAAAGAAAATCCAGATCGACGGTTCTTAAGGTAGCACATCCCATAGGATCTAGAATCGGCCCTGCAAGCTTCCCAGAAAATGAAGAATAATCTATTTGCTTCCCTAAAGTCTGGTTTCCCAACATCAATTTTGGACCACTGCAAGTACATAAAGTGAGTACCAGTAATGTAAGTATCCACACCCTTATTATTGAACCAGTGACCGTGTTCTCTTTTATTGAAATTTTCATCTATATATTTCCCCCAAGTTTTTTTAAATCCCTCAGGATAACCCCTCCAATCAAAAATACTTTTAATACCTTTTAATTGTTTAGGATATTCTTCAGGTGTCCATTTATCTGTAGCTTTACTAAGTTTACCAGGTGATTTAGGCAACGCTATTTTAAGATTTTGTATATTGTATATTTCGCCTATTTGTCCAGTCTTACTTATAACAACTATATCGTGTTCTTTGTTATAACCGTATTTCCATTTTTTACCTTTATTTAATCTAGATAAGGTAGTGCGTTTTACCGGTTCTATAATTTCGTATAAAGTTTGTTTATACATTACTTAGATCTTTTTTCTGCAAAACCACCAAATGAAGTTGTTTCAATTTCTTTCTTAGGTTTATTATCAAGAATTCTTTCTTCTTCCTCAATACGGTTGAGTATTTCAAAAGCATCAAAAATCGCAAGCTTTTTGGTTGCGGCTGCGTTCTTTAATCTATCAGCAGATATATCATCGTCTGAATCAACAATATCTTCTTTAGCTACTTTTATAAGTTCTTCAACTGCCCTGTGCCCAGCCTGGATTATACTCTTCTTCGTTTCCTTGATGTTCATATTTGATTGTAATTGAATTGACGGGTACTCGGTATAACCTCTGCCCTTCTATTATAAATTCATATTCTGAATTTGGTCTAAACCCTATCAATTGCTCTTTTTCAAATTCACCATTTGAGTATTTTACAATACCAACTAATGGTTTTTCATCATTTACCGAAAACATTTTTGTTTCTTTTATAGGCATAACAAATACAAAACCTTCCAAAGCTCTCCATTCGTTATTTCTTTTATAAGCATATACTTGATCTGGTTGAACTAAATATACATTTTCACTTAAGTAATTTTTACTATCTTTTTCTTTACCTCTAACGTCTCTGAATCTTCTGAATACATTATGATGTACAATAACATCATCACCTTCTTTTAATTCTTTATATACTGTCACTAGTGGTAAGCTTAATACAGTGCCTATTCTATTCACATATTCGTGATTTTGTAACTCTGTATTTAATAATAGTTCTTGTCCTTCTATATCTTTTTTTCCAGTTGACCTACTACCCTTTGGTTCAACTAAATAATTAAATACACTGTGCATTTACCATGAAAGATCATATTCCACGGATATAGACATGTTTTTGTTGAAATCTTTCCACGGCATTAACATATCTTTTTTTGTAATGTAGATAGAGTACTTTTCTTCTTCCTCTACAATATGGGCTATAGTATGACCGCCATACACTTCCTGTCCAACAGCATAGTGCATAGCGTCATTCTTATAGTCTTTTCCAACACTGATTTTTCTAATTACTTGCTGGGACATCTTGTTCACTAATTTCCCCCGTAGATAAATCAATATTAACTGGTCCGTATTCTTTTTCTAAATCAGCTTGGAGCTTTTGTAATTCACTAACTACTCCTTGTAATTTAGATATTAATCCAGCTTTATGGCCTTCAATACCACCAATTTGCATTTGTATTTGATTTTGCTTATTTACTGTTTCTTGCAATGATTTTAATTGCTCTTCAGAAATTGACTTTACTTCTTTGTGATCTACGTCTACTGTTTTTAATTTACTCATAATGATTTAATTTAATTGTTTGGTTTTTGTTTATAAGGAAACGCTTTGTTTAACATTTCTTTTCTATTTGCGCATCCGCAATCGCCAGGTAGTTTATCTACTAGCTTTTTAATCCCGGTTGCTTTGGTTATTTTTTCTATGGTATCCCCTAATCCTTTTGATTTCATTTGATAAATATATTAATAATAAAATTAAAGGTAAATTTAAATGTGGCTCACCACATAATCCCGTTATGTGATCTAGCAATTCCATTTACGTCTCGCTGCTTTACCTCTTTCACCAGTCCAGCCTCTTGATCTTGCGCAAAATGATTTACGTCTTTTTGCCGCTTTACTATCTGGATCTAATTTTGATGGAGGAGTTGTTACTGCGGTTTTTAAATTACCACCAGTTTTTTTATTGTAATTAGCAACGCCTTTGGCTGTCATTCCGCCTCCAGCATCTTTACCAGTACCTCCGCCTTTTTTAACTTCAGCATAGTTACCAGATTTTTTATTACGCTTAGGTGCGTACGATTTTGACTTTGCCTTTTTAAGAGGACTTGCGTATCTCTCAGTCGTCATTAGAGCTGGAGAACAAGGTTTCATTTTGAATGCCATTATTTAAAGTAGTTTTTCTTCATTGGTGACTTTGATTTAAAAAAGTTTGGAGAACTTTTTTGGTTCGCGGCTCTAATTTTTTTAGCTTCTATTTCTTTTTTATTTCTTGCGTCTTGCTCCTCTTTAGTTAAATCTCCTTTTTCTAAATTTCTTTGGGTGCTCTCAAATGTTCCTGTTTTCAATGGGTCTTTACTCATTTCAACTTGCCTTGTTCTGGCCGTCATGTTTTTATTGAAAGCGTCAAGCTCACTAGTGTTTTCTTTTTGCTTAGCGGTTAATCTGTCAAATTTTCTACCGGAAGTAATCCCAGCATCTGATAATTTTTTTAATTTTCTATTTGTGGCGTCTAACTTATTTTGAGATTGTCGAACATCTTTACCAGATTTTTTAATTGACCTGCTTTGCTGTCTAACTCTCCACGGAGACATAGCATCTAAATCGTCTTTAGTTTGCAATGGTATTGAATCAACTTCATCTACACCATCAATAGCATCAGAACCAGGTTTAGCGTCAGTGCCGCTTGTTCCATAAAGTGGATCTTTCATAGCTCTTGCTGAATATGATTCAAAGTCCTCATCGGCTTTTCTATAACCTAAAGTAAGTGCGTCATCGTACGCTTGCCTTAATGATTTTTTATTTGTAGCAGGAGTGCCCGCGACAGCAGGAGTATCTTCTCCTAAAGTAATAACATTAGTATTTACCTGCTTTATTGGCGACTCAGTTTTTTTTTTCATTGAGTAACCCCTTAGCTTACTTGGTGATGGTATATCTCTAGTTTGATTATTGCCATGCACACCAGCCGGCCCTACATTTAATAAAGGCTCTTTCACACCTTTCTTTTGATTAAATAAACCTGACTCTACTCTTGCAGTAATCGGTATGTTCTTTTTTCCTTTTGTTCCCATTATAGTTAGTTATGTTATTTTGTTAGATCCGCCGCTTTAGGCTCCTCTTTTTCTTCAAAGATTTTACCTACTTCAGCCCCTGCATCTACAAATTTTTTACCAGTTAATGCAGCACCAGCTACTAAAGTTTCGTTAATTTTGAAAGGTGAAGATTTTGATTTTTGTGTTATTGGATTCATTTTAGCAGGACTAGCTAAATCACCGCCATATCCATCTTGAAAATACGCTTCCCCACCGTAAAAATTTTTCTTTTTACCTGGTGACGAAAGTCTTTCTTGGAAAGATGCTTTAGCTTGCTTCAAAGAAACTTCCTCTCCGCCAACACCTTGTCTTGGTCCTGGATCTGATTTTTCTTGAAACCCACTTGCGTTTTGTTTAGACTCAATTTTATTAAGCCTATTTGCTTGTCCTCTATATGTAATTGCCATAATTATGATTGTTTATATGCTTCGTCTTCCCATTCAAAATCAGGATGGCCTTCGTTCATTTCAGATCGCTTGTATACTTTCATTGGAGACTTCGTGTCTCTTTTCCAAGTTACAGAATCTTCTGTGTATTGTAATCGACCTGTGGCTAGCTGATCTAAATGTACTTTTTCATGAGCAACGGCTTTTTCTATCTTTTTATCAGATAGCTTAGAACTAACAAAAATAGTACCGTCTCTATTGGCTTCAGCTTCAACCCCTTCTTCCAAATCATCTTTTAAAATAACAGGAGTACCAAATTGAGATGTTTTTTCGTGTATCCCAAATACTTCCGAATGAGGTTTTAACTTAAATGCCATTATCCTTTATACCCAGATTTTGAAGCAGCTTGTGCATTTTCTGCGTAATGCTTTCTTGCTTTAGCGCTTAATTTTTGGTTTGAAGCTTCTTTAATGTCATACTTCATACCTTTATTCATTTTAGCTGGTGATTTACCTTGTTTAGCGGCAATTGCATCCACTATTTGTTTTGGTAAATTCTTTTTTTGCTTAGCTGTTTGCTTAGCAGGTGATTCGTAATCTTTCTTTGATTTACTTTCGTCACCTTTTTTACCACCATACATTTTTGCAGGTGATTCGTAATCTAATTTACTTTTAGATTCATCTCCTTTTTTACCGCCGTACATTTTTGCAGGTGACACAGCTCCACCTTTTCTTGCTCCAATTTTGTTTGGACCAATTCCTTTAAATCCTGAATATCCCATTTTTAATATTTATTAGTTATCTATTTTTGTCTTTTATCATATCGTCAATAGCTTTATTATAAACTTTGTCCGTGTATGTTTTATTTTTATAAAATTTACTTCTTGAAGATGTTGGTAAATCTTCTTCTGCTAATAGTATTCTATATATTCTATTAATTAAATTTTTACATTTAAAAGATGTTGTATATACAGTAAACTTTTTTGTTGTTCTGTTTCTTTGGCTCCATACATCAATCCAGCCTCCAGTTCTTAATCTTTCCCATCTAGCTTTATCCCAGGAGTATGTGTACACACCTTCTATAAAATCATTACGTGTAAAATGCTTTTTACAATCTAAATAAAATAGCAATTCAAGATCTGCGTCTTTTATGTCATAAGTTTTACAGGCCCATTTTCTAACAAGCCTGTAATACTTAAACAAATTCATTTCTCGTAGATCTTTTGAAGTTAATCTCATTCTACTAAAACAACATCATTGATGGTAATAACATGGTACATCTTATCGTCCCATTCAATACCATGACCTGCATGCTTGTCGTACCTTATAATACTATCTTTTTTTATGTAATCTACTTTATCACCAGAACTTATGACTTTCGCCTTTAAGTACCTAATGTCTTTATTTTGACTTTCAGTTAATTCAAGACCACCTACTGTCTTCGGCGCTTCTTTTATTTTATCAATAACGATGTAATAATTAATTGCTTTCAAGAGTTCTTACGTTTGAGATTATACAATCAGCCGATACAATTGTAGTCGCTACACTTATTGCATTTTTTAAAGCTGCTTTAGTTACTAATACCGGATCTATAATTCCACTATCAATCATATTCTTATAACATCCGCAAGTGGCATCAATACCAACACCCGCCCAGTCTCTATCATTTATATCTTTATTACTTTCGACATATTCTTTAGGGTTTAAAGCATCATCAAATCCAGCGTTTTTTAATATAGTATGGTAAGGTGCTGTTATAGCACTTAATAATATATCGTAACCTTCATCTTGTTTTACTATAGTCTGTGAAGCGTTAAGCAAAGCAACTCCGCCGCCTGGCACAATGCCCTCCGCTAATGCAGCTTTAGTTGCATGCAATGCATCATCAACTCTATCTTTCTTTTCTTTAAGTTCAACCTCTGAATCCGCGCCAATATAAATTACACCAACTTTTCCAGTAAGCATCGATAATCTTTCTTGTAGCTTCCTTTTGATCCAGCCGTTTTTTTCTTTTTCTATCTTTCTTTCTACGTCTTTAATTCTTTCAGCTACAGGTTCTGTAACTTCATTAATTTGTAGTGTAGTGTTTTTATCGTCTGTAACGGACTTAACGACTTCACCTAATACATTTACATCTATTAAGTCTAAATCATCGCCTAACTCCTCGTTAACAGCTGTAGCGCCGGTCAGGATAGCTAAATCTTCTATAGCATCTTCTTTAGTTGGGCCAAACCCTGGTAAATCTACAATATTTACTTTTATATTACCTTTAACTTTATTAGCAAGTAATGTAGCATATGGTTGTTGGTCTACTGGAGCAACAATCAATAAAGAACGTTTGCTTTTTATAACGTGTTCTAATATGCCTTGTATTCTTCTTACATTAGGTATTGCTGAACTTACTATTAACACATAAGGATTTTCTAATACTGCTGTACCTTTTTCTTTATCTGTTATTAAGTGCGGTGATTTAATACCTGAATTAAATTGCGTACCCTCAACAAACTCAACATAGGTTTCATTTGTAGGGGAATCTTCCATTAATACGACTCCGTTTCGTCCAACTTTTTCATATGCTTCTCCAATCTTGTCTCCAAGTTCTTGGTCATTGTTACAGCTAATATATGCAACTTGACTAAGCATTTCGCCTTTAACCTCAGTGGAGGTAGTATCAAGATAGTCCATAATCTCTTTAGCACATCCTGCAACTCCTTCTTTAATATATCTAATTGATTCTTCGCCATCGTATTCGTTTAGTTTATTTAATAGTGATTGAGCAAGGACGATAGCCGTAGTAGTACCGTCACCTGCTTCTTTCACTGTATTACTAGCAGCCTCTTTTATTAAAGTAGCTCCTATGTTTTCGACCGGGTCCATTAAGACTACGCTTTCCGCAACGGTTACACCATCTTTTGTGATTACCGGTCTGCCCATAGCGTCTTCGTATATAACGCATTTTCCAGAAGCACCTAATGTTGACTTCACTGCGTCGGATAATTTAGAAACACCGGACATGATTTTATTTCGTGCATCATCGCCGAAATTCAGATCTTTAACAATCTGACTAGGTAAATTAAATTCCATTTTATTAAATTTTAGTTAAGTATAATATATTATTTAAATGTTTTTACCACTTTCGGTCCAGATATATAATCTAGTTTTCTTTGGTAATGATCGACAGACCCATCAATAGCACTTTCAGCACCGTCAAGAGTTTCTCGCCTGGTTACATCTATCCACTTCTCACAGCAAGTATCTTTTTCTGGATCGCAAGCACAATTTATGTCTTTGATTTCTGTTTGAAAAAATCCGTTTGGTAATTGTGTGATTCTCCAGTTTTTCTTTTCTGCTGCATGTTTCCAAGATTCGATGGTTTTTTCTGTTGGTTGTGGTTGACTACTCCACGTACTAGTCTGGTAAAATAGTGTCATTGGTTTTGGTTTTAATTGACATTGGTTTCATACCTCTCTGGTATGGGTTTATTATTACGTATTATTCTTCGTCGTTAACTTCTTCTTCTTCTTCTACTGGTGGTACCGGCGGTGCTGGGTTTTGCCATGTGAAATATAAGTTTTCGTTTACTGGTGTAATTTGAGACTCTATCTTCGCGGCTATGCTAGCTTGTATTGCAGGTATATTTAATGATCCTTCTAACCATCCGATAACTACATTTTCAAAAGCTTCTGTATCCTCGTAAGGTACAAAAGGATCTCCAGCCACGTAAGTGTAACTCTGTGTTCCGATACTAGTTGATGAATAAGTTTTTCCTCCAGATTCTTCAGAGCCAGTGTATCTCCAGTGTACCGTATAGATTACATTGTTTTCACCTTCTGCCTGAATGTGAGCGTTCATTGTTGGGATATCCCATTT